GCACAACTCGCGATTGAAAAACCATTCGTGGTACCGAGTAGTTTCGTGTACCTCGCAAAAGCCTTTTCGACTATAGAAGGTATATGTCTGAAACTAGATCCAGACTTTAACTATTTCACGTATTTGGAGCCCTTGATTCAACAGCAGATAATAGAATCCGTGGATGTTGGTGATATATTCATGAAGACGACGGAGATTCCTGGGACGATAGGTAAAATAAGTACGGCTGTATCTGGGCTTCAAAAATCAAGGGGGTCTATGAAACGTACTATGATCAAAACGAGACAGGAAATTAAGATCGTCCAATACAGCGTGGTGTGCGCTCTGTTGGCTGAGAAATTTGGGGACAACCCACCTTTAGCTATGTTTTTTGTTTTCTGTACCTTATGGTTTACTTTTCGTAAAAATCAATAGATTTTTTACCATTCTTCTTGGGCTTATCGGCTTTTTTAATCAGCTTGTTATGTTCCTCGAGGTATCCCTTCATACGATTCTGTTCATCGCGGAAAATATTAGAGACCTTCTCTTTGATCTTGTCCACGTCAGTATCACGTTCCTTTTGGATCTTCTTACTAAGCCTCTTGAACCCCTTATTTTTCTTGTCAGCGGCGAATACGGTCATTGTATTTGTTATGGCGAGCATTTACTTTGTATCGACATTTAAATTTAAACGTTTTAACTTTTCTTCAAATTCCCTGCGCTCCCCGGGAGATTTGATGATCTCTCCGTGGTTGAGAGCCCTGATTTCTGGACCAGTTAATTGAATTGCGTCTACCCTGAAATCCATGAACGCTTTCATCGTGATAGGAACGAGTGGTTCTACGAGATCATACATAGCTTTACCGTATTCCTGTATCTCCTTCTGGGCGTGGGAATCCATTCGTAGGTGAAGATAATGCATGAGATTATGAAGGTTAATCTTCCAATAGAACTCCGTATACGTCGATTGAGGGAGATTCCCCCTGGCCTGCTCCCTACAAACGCCTTCTTCGAGTAATTTTTCGTAGATATCAAACGAATTTTCGAGATGCTGAGACCCCGCATCGGATAGTTCGGACGCTACACTAATTTCACCTTCTGATCCCTGATGATTGACCTCAGATTGTCCTCGCATGGTATCTGGATTGTAATACTCTTTGGGAACGATCGAATATCGGGCTGACATTTCATTTACACTCGCGGTACGATGGCGAAGATGTTGGCGTGCGATGTAAATGGGCATCTTAATGTGAAACTTAAACTCTACCATCTCGAAAGGTGTCGTGTGCCAGTGTCGCATCAGATATCTAATTAGCCCAGTATCTCCACGAGAAGTCTTCGTTCCATCTCCATAAGATACCCGGGCTGCCTGAACAATTGAGTTGTCGAGGTTTTCTCTGGGCATAGTGTCGACGAGTCGTACGAATCCATGGTCGAGTACGTTTACTTGCATTTTGAATTATCAAAGGGTCATTTCTTTAATCAGGTCATCTATGCATCTATAATACCTTTTGAGATCTTTCATGAATCTTTTATTATTCTCTAGACATTCACATTCGGGACTATTTTTATATATGTACGCGAGGTTACATTTGGAATATTTAGTACGCTTTTGATTTTCATTAGGTTTTCTAGGAACAAGTTTCTTCACGATCTTTTCCTTTTTCTTGGGCTCTACCCGCTTCGTGAAACTTATAGCTTGCATGACAGTATCAGCTAAATCGTCCTTCTTCTTGGACTTCATGAAGGTTTCTATCCAATGTTTATTCGTATCATCCCCACGTAAAAATGCTTCACATCTTTCTATGGATACCTTTTTACGTTTCATATATTGCGCTTTTCCCGGACCCACTACATCTGGAATTTTAAACTTCGCATCGTATATGATCGTCTCAGATTTTGGAGCTTTTATGACAAAATATGCGTGTAAAAAGTGTTCCACCATTTTCATTTTTTTATTACGATCGGGTTGCTTCTCTATCAAAATGATATCTGATTCGAGAACCCAAGGTCTTTCATCTAAATGCTTTCTTAATGAAACATATACACCATCTTTATGCTCGGGAGGTATTCCGGAAACGTCCCAATTTACGACTAGGTTAGATGTTTCATTAAATTGGCACATAGCCAAATTTCTGATTCCCACGTCTATACTCAGAATCATATACATAAAGAATGGAAATTCTTTAAGCTATGAAGAGTAAAGTGAGAATATCATGATTAAAAAGGCAATTATTATGACTGCTAATATAGCTACTATAACGGACGTTATTAGGTTTTCATCTACATCCGGGAACCATTTTTTCCACCAAGGTTCTTCGTCATCATCTCCATCACCGTCACCGTCACCCTCTTGATCTTTATATTTATTGAAACACGCGGCTGTGCAATGTTCATAACAATCATCATTTCCTTCTTGACAAAATGGTTGATCTTCGGGAAATTCAGCGTTTGGAAATTCTGCTCGAAGACTGCTCATTGTCGTGTATTTTAATTCACCCTTGTTTATTTTACCGTGGAAATAATCTGAATAATTATGCGGAAGACATGCAGTTACACATCCCTTTCTTTCCTCACTTGCGTTCGCGTCAGCACTTTTATCCATCATTAACCCACCTATTAAGGCTGCCAATCCTATCAACCCTAACGCTTTTTCTATAGCGTCCATTCTTTTTTTCTTTATTTTTTCATAATCGGATTCTATTTTTTTTGAATTTACTTCTCCGAGTGTTTTTCTATTATTTAAAGCATTTTCAGCACTTCTAGCTCTATTATTTATTGTAGTTTTTTTTATACTCATTTCATCAATTTTTGAAGCCACGTTATCTGATAATGTTAATGTGTCGCCAGAAATTTTGTCTGAAGAAGTTTTTATATCTGTTCCAGAATCAACATTTGCGTTAACGTTAGTTTTGTTTTGTTTTATTTTGTTAAAACTTGTATTCGTTAGTTTGTAATTTCCATCTGGCAATTGAAAAGTACCATCTATCATTTTTTTAGAATTTCCCGGAATTTCTGTACCATCAGGCAGTTTAAATTTTCCATTAGAAAGTAGCTGAGTGCCAGTAGGTAAGTCAAACCCTTTCCCAGTTTCTGTTGCGTCTATTCTATAAATATCAGGGTTTGAAGAAATTTTATACCCTCCCGATGTTAACACTTCAGATCCGTCTCCTAAACGAGTGATACCTTCGTATTTATATTCATTTCTGTTTTTAGCAACATTAAAAGATAATTCACCTAATCTAATTCGTGTATCATTTATACCTTTTAAATAGTATATATTATCAGCATCCAAAAATAACCCTGGTCTAATTCTAGTTAATGTTGACCACCAGCTCATGGTATTATTATATTACTTATAAAATAATGAGAGTTAAACTTGTAAAAAGTTTGCACCCTGAAAAAAAGTTTACTGCTATTTTTCAGGATGAATCAAAGGTTCATTTTGGTGGAAAGGGGTATTCTGATTATACCATTCATAAAGATCCTTCTCGCATGCGAAGGTATTTAGCTCGTCATGGAAGAATGGGGGAAATTTGGTCTAAGCGAGGAATCAAAACGGCTGGATTTTGGTCTCGTTGGTTGTTATGGAGTGAACCATCTTTAGAGAAGGCTAAAAAATTAATATCTAAAAAATTTGGAGTTGTATTTATTGGTTAGAATACGAATTAACTAAGTTATTTAGCTCTGTCTGGTCATCTTTCATCGATGCTATGTAATCATTTACATTGTCGCGTTCACTTTGTATTTCTTTTAAATAATTAATTATATCATTATTAGCTGCGAGTCCTACCTGATAATACGTTTGTGTCAATTCTTTAGCATCGATAATAATTTCATTAAATCTATCTAATTCTGTTAATGGTAATGGCGTATCTAGATCAAAAGCGGTTTCATATGTTTCGTTAATAAGATTATAAAGGGAATTTATGTTGTAATTTACGCTATCAATTACATCTTCTTTATTTTGAACGTTGTTGTAATACGTTTCCAATAGTGATATAGATTGTTCTGCACCTTGATAGTTAGCAACAACTCTCTGCTCCAATTTATAAGCTTCGAGCTCTACGGCGTTCATTTATATAACCCGAGTTAAAAAAAATTGTCAGTTCTGTACAATTTAGCTTGGAAGTTTGAGTCGTTGCCCATGACACTTATGCTCTCGTTTCCGTAGAGTTCTCCACAACCTATATCATCCATACAATCTCTTTCGTTGTGTGTAACCGCTAGAGGATATATTTGATCCCCAGATGTAGCGGTATAATAGTGGTACCTGTCGCGTCTACCTCGAACCTCTTTTCCGTATAAAGGGAGTGTTTCGTTATTATCACCTAGTAGAACGCCCATTTGCTGCACGTGTCCGGGTTTGTACTTTTTAATAGGTGGATTCCTGAATTCGGGTTCCATGACGACTTCCCTGGGTGCTATCGTTTCTACAGGAACGGGAACTTGAACGATATTTTCTTTAGGGTACATCAGAAGATACATGACAGCCGCGAGAAGTGCTATTATAATGAACGTCGCGACTTGGGGATTAAGCTTCTTTTTCATTTATAGTAGTCTCAGAAATTTATCGAACTTATAGTATGGATAAGAAAAAGTCTACTAAAGTTGCCCCATTTTGGCATCCTCAGCAAGAAGTTATCCTGAAAACATGGGGTGAGGCGTCCGCCTGTTATAGATACATGCACAATCATGCGTATTTAGTCTTCAAAAAACAGAGTATGAGATTTACATTACCAGTTATTGTTCTTTCGACGATAACGGGAACTGCGAATTTTGCACAGAATTCGTTTCCAGAAAACATGAGAGGTGCGGTTCCATCTGTGATCGGTGCGATGAATCTTATAGCAGGAATCATAGCCACCATAATGCAATTTTTGAAAATAAACGAAATGATGGAAGGATGCCGAGTTGCGTCACTCCAATACGGTAAACTTTCCCGCACTATTCGATTAGAGTTATCTCTCCCTGTAGAGGAACGTTCTATAGACGGGACGACTATGATAGAAACATGTCGCGCAGAATATGACCGACTCATAGAACAATCTCCACCTCTACCATATTTCATCATCCAAGCGTTTGAAAAACAATTTCCTGAAGATTCGGAATTCTTTAAACCCGAAATATTACACATTCAACCCATAGAAACCTTCATGAGCGAATCTGAGATGCGTCATGAATTGGGTAAGGAGATAGAAGGTATCCGTCGTGTAAAAAACAAAGAATTAGAGAATATCAAAGTTGTAGCAGATATACCCGATGAGTCAGATAAGCCAGCATCAAAAAAAGAATAACATTAAAGAGTAAAATACTTATAACATAAGGGTATACCTTTCGTTTGATAGGTTCAATAACTTTTTTATGAAGTGTATCATTTTCTAAAAAAATATCTAGCGCTTGTTCAGTAAAGTCTTCAGACATGGATGCCTTTGTTAAAATACTTCCACAAAAAAAAGATCCAACCCCCACGCTTCACACGAAAGAACTTCAAAGATTGGAAGAGTGTGTTAAAAAGGGGTTGAACGTGTTCTTATGCGGCTCTTCTGGTGTAGGAAAAACGTTCATCTTGGAAAAAGTTTTGAATAATTCCAATAGTATAGAGATACATAGTGAACTTTTCCAAAGAAAGAGTACCTTTTTAGATCTCATAGGTGAAACATCTTTTCATATATTCATAGATGGGTATGATGTCAATGTGTATGGGCACAGACAGCTCATGGAAAGGATAACTTCAAAAAAGGAACCTTTAACGACAGGTTCCGTCGTTTTTGTTTCAAATTCTGTTCATATAATACCTGGGTTTGAGTTGATAATCGTGCCCAAACGAACTGCTGATGAAATAGCTTCTTTAGAACCCGAGAATCCCCGGGCTCGCTTTGCATCCGATAAGTGCGCTGGGAACATTCGCGATTTTTATCATTATATTAATAAGTCTGATGAAAAGGATATTTTTAAAACGTCTAAAAGTATACTCGTCGAAGTGTTGTGTCATAGGGGGGCATTTGATATTTCACAAACTGTACACGAAAGAGGACATGTGATAGATGTTATACATGGTAATTACCCACATTCGAATGAGAGTAATATTGAAAAAATTTCAGAGTCATTATCTTTAGCAGATGTGTATGATGCTGGTATATACAAGGGGGAATGGGAATTCATGCCTTATTATACCTTGTGTGGTATAGCTATACCCAAGCATTATTTGGGTGAATTATTAAACCCAAATGAATTACAAGCTGGAAGTACCTGGACAAAGTATGGTAATTATAAAATGAGATTACAAAAAATACAAAATATTCAAAATAGAAACACTACAAAAATTGGTATAGAAGAATTACAAATTCTTCGAGAGTACGCGAAAATTGGTAATTTTGAGACGTGTTTTAAATATAAGCTGGAACCTGGTGATTTCGATGTGATGAATCATTTAGCTCTTCATAACAAATTGAAAACGAGTGAAGTTATGAAAGTTAAAAAGAAAATGACACATGTATTAAATGAGCTCTGACGAAGAGAGTGAAGACGAGACCCAAGAAATCGTGCGCGTCGTTGGGTGCGACATTTATTTTTATGGCGACATAGACAGAACTAGTATTCTAAAATTTACAGAAACATTCAGAAAATTAGAAATAGATTTGAGAAAGAAAGCGATCGAACTTCCCGGGTATGATCCAATTATAACCATTCACATTTGTAGTGATGGGGGTGATGTATACGCTGGTATGGGTGTCATGGACACACTCCGACGTTCCAGCGTACGAGTTCATACGATAGCTGAGGGTACGTGCTGTAGTGCTGCGACGTTTATGCTCCTCGGTGGTAAGAAACGGATGATTGGAAAGCATGCGCATATACTCATACATCAGTTGTCAGCGGGATTTATGGGTAAATATAAGGATTTAAGAGATGAGTTGAAAACGTGCAAAAAGATCATGAAAATGATGAAATGTTTGTACGAGAGTGAAACGAAGATTCCTAAACCAAAGTTTAAGGAAATGATGACACACGATGTCTACATAGATTCTAGCGAATGTCTCAAGTACGAGATCGTTCACGAGATTGTTTAATAGTAATATATCTTTTATACATATAAATAACTCCCACTATCAGTATAATAATACTTAAAGTGTTCAGGTTGACAGGTACGTTTGTGAGCGGAGGAGCCCTAAGTCGCTCCATCTTCTCATAATTTACCACCTGAATCATATCTTTTATTATTATAATGGATACAATTTTTACTACCGATAAAAACAACAAGAAGCGCTACCTTGACATCAGTGTCGAGGAAATCAACGAGGTCTGGTGTATAGTGAAAACGACCGGACAAGTTAATGGCAAAGAAACCAAGTCTATGACTGAAGTTCCGCTCGGATACGATAGTGCTACGAAACGTGCTAAAACTATCTGGAAGAATGCGAATACCAAGGCTACGACTGTGCTTCCCATGTTGGCGAACAAATGGGAAGATCGCCAGAAATACATCTCTGAACCGTTCTACGTTCAACCCAAACTTGATGGTGTTCGCCTACTTGTTTCCAAAGATGGTGGCATCTCAAGAACTGGGAAGATCATCCCCGGAACCGAGGTTCTTGGGAAGGGTCTTGGCCCGGGTCAATACGTTGACGGTGAGGCGTTTGACCCTAACCTCAACTTTGAGGAACTCACGAGTACCTTCAAGACTAATCCTCTGAAGCTCAAGTTCCACGTGTTCGATTTCTTTGATCTCAAAGCTGAAGCCCTCGCCAGGGATAAGATGACCTTCGAGCAACGCTGGGAGTATGTCAAGGATTCGATCTACAATCCTCATTACGAATATGTCAAAACGACACTCGTAAAATCCAAGAAGGATCTTCCTCTCGTGCATCAGAAGCATGTTGAAGAAGGACATGAGGGTACGATGATCCGTGATCGCTTCAGTGTGTACGAGGTTGGTCAGCGAAGCAACTATCTCCTCAAGCACAAAGATTTTCAGACCGAGGAATACGAGATCATCGGAGCGACAACAGGGCATGGTCGGGATGCAAATTGTGTCGTTTGGAAGTGTAAGACGGAGGATGGAAACGTATTTAACGCTCGACCAGAAGGAACACTTGAGGATAGGGCGTACAAGTATGCGAACAAAGAGCAATACATAGGAAAGATGTTGACCGTCAGGTTTCAGAATCTCACGGATAAAAATGTTCCCAGATTCCCAGTCGGGGTTGCGATTAGAGACTATGAATAAATTGTTATAAACATGTAAATGAATCGAATTGCTATT